GTAAAGACATTACAGTGCTGCAATTTCCTCTGCGGTTAATCCTAATGCTGCTAACTTTGCTTGTCCTGCTGCCTTGGCTGCTGCCTTTGCTTCTGCTTCTGCTTCACGCGCTGCGCGTTCTGCTTCTGCGTTGGCTCTATCAATCTCCAGTTGCGCAATTTCTTCATCTGTCAATTCAATAACAGATTGCACACCTGTTGTGCAGTTAACTTCGATTCTTGTTGGTCTGTCCATTGGTTTCTCCTAACTAGATTTGATGCCGTAAAGGGTTGCTGTACTGTATTGCACAAATTTTGCTAAAGCACTATCTGCATCAAATAATTTAATACTAGTTATAGCAGAAGTATTAGACCATAAATTAGCAATAAGTGAAACTCTGTTATTAGTAGTGTCATCAGTTTCTTCCGCCGTATCTGAAGAAACAGATTTGTAATTTGCGCTAGTATAATTTGGAATATAAACAGAAGTATTATTAAATATGCTGGCGGTGCTAGAGGCTGCGTTCATTTCACCCGCATAAACTAATCCTAAAGTAGAATCGTTATCACTTCCAACGGTACTTCCCGAAGCGTACAAACGCCTATAACTATAAGAAGTGGTAACACTGTTAAATTGCAAACCAATGCCGGAGCGTTGGGCTGACCTGTCTGACCTTAAAGACAATAATAAAATTAAATCAGTAAAGGTTGCAGGTATGGAAGTGAACTCTATATTAAGCGAACCACCGCTTCCTACTGTTACCGTGTTAATTGCCACATAAGTATTTGCCATTATGCCGCCTTAATTCCATAGAGGGTAAAGGTTGAACCTGTCTTCATATCTCTAGTTGCTGTGCTCGTTAAAGTTATTGTATGAATTGCTTCTGGTGTTTTACGCCAAAGGTGGCATATTGCTTCAACACCCGCAACGGAAACAGCATTATTTGAACGGCTTAAAATAGTTTTGTATGTAGTTGTATTTGCATAATTCATTATATTAACTATTCCAGTATATGCAGCAGCAGTGCTTGTGATGACGCTTATATTGTTGATTTGCGTTGAAGTAAAATTTGCTTCTCTGCCTGATGTGGCAGAAGTTCCGTTACCCATAAGCATCGTTCTACTGTAATTTGAGGCAGTGTCAGAATTAAAACGCATAGATATATCAAGTGCGGTGCTTACTGCTGTTGCGTTAATAACCAAAACTAAATCAGTATAAGTGGCAGGTATGCTTGAAAAAGTAAGGGTCTGACCATCACTTGGAAGAGTCTGGGTTGCTATTGGTTCGTATGTTACTGCCATTATGCTCCCTTAATTCCATATAAGGCTACCTGAGTATATTGTGCAAATGTATAACCACCATAAATGGTTAGTGTTAATGAAGAAACTGCCGTAGTTGATTGATACAAAAACGAACTTAAATATACTGAACCACCGCTACCATTTACATCAAAGCCAAATAATGAACGACCAGTTTTGAATTTATTAGTATCGGCGTAATCTAAAATATCGCAAACAAATGCAGAATAAGTATTGGCTAAAGAGCCTGGACCTGGAACTCTTGTAATGTAATTACGAATAGTATCTGTACCTGCTTGACCGCCGCCTGCGCCTTCACCAAATAAATAATGTGAGCGATAAGTTGTATTTCCATTAAAACTTACTGAAACTGAGTCCCCACCTATATCACCATTAGTAGAACGACCAATTCCTCTTAATTGTAAATGTTTATATGTGGCAGGTATTGAAGTGAACTCTATGTTTGCCTGTCCACCGCTTCCAACTGTTACGGTTTGAATTGACTCAAAGGCTGTTGTTTCCGCAGCAAATCCCCCACCAAACCATTTGTTCACAGAGTTGGCTTCACTGCCACCTGTTAATCTGTAACGCTGACTGAATCTAGTCATTGGCTTCTTCTAACTTAGTCCAAACTTGACCAACAACAATCTCTAAAGGTATTTCTTCATTGGTTAGTGAGTTTGTATAATGCAAGTCTAAATCCTGTGCATACTGTAAAAGGTCGGCTTCGGTAGCAAATCCAACTTCACCTGCTTCATCAGTTGCAACGCCTATTAAATCTAAATCTTGTGGACTTGGATTGCTGTTTGGTGCTGCTAAATAACCGCCATTAATTACGTAATCTGGAATTGTGCCCTCTGCTTCCAAAGTGTATTTAATAATTTTCATTTGTTATTCTCCAGAATCAAGTTAGTATTTAATGGATTAAGATTTCTAATCTGAGCATATTGCATTGGTGCATCAGCATACTTATCTGCAAGACGATTAAGCCACTCTATTAAAGGCTGATGTGATGGTTCTAATCCTTCGTTAAGTGCTTCCTGTTCTGCTTCTAGTAGCGCAGTTACTTCTCTTTGTGCTGAGGCTCCATTGATTCCAAGTTGAAAAAGATAGATATGATTGCCCTCATCTATTAGACCACCTCTTGACCTTGCTGCCGTTAAAGCCTGATTAAAGGCTGTCATTATATGGTAACGGGTTTGGTCAAGTTCATAGTCCATCTCTGTTAAATGCGTCTTGCCTAGTGCACTTAAGATGTTTTCATACTGGTCTAATGCATTTGCTAATTTCCTAACTGCACCTTTTCCGGCACCTTCTATGTTAGTAATCTGAGTTTGTAATTCATCTATATCAATTACAATCTCATCTATCTCGTCACCTTGTGCCGTCAATAAATCGCGCTGCTTTCTAGTCAATGATAATTTTTTACGCCGTAAATTAACTGAGGCTTCTTCTAAGGCTTGTTGTGTACGTTGGATAGAAGCCAACAGATGTTTTGCGCTATTGATTGGAGTTAAATCTACAACATCTAAAACAGCAGTCTTAAATTGTGATGATGACTTGTTAAAGTTTTCAGTGTCAATTTGTGCTAAGGGTAAAGCCTTAACAATTTTGTCTAATATTGGTGTGTATTGTTTAGGTAGTTCTAGGTCTTTCATAATCCCCCGTGCGCATTTGAGCAACCAGCAAGAAGCCTTGTTGCAATTGTCAAATCTCCAAAATCTACAGCGTTGCCAGTGCTAGCAATAGTTATGTAATCAATAACATTGCTTCCCGCCCCAGTATAGCCACCACCAAAGAGTGCGCGTGTAGTAGATGAACCACCGGCTAGTGCTGACCTTGCCACCGTTAAATCACCGAAGTCTGTAGCGTTGCCTGTTGTTGCAATAGTGATGTAATCAATAACATTTGAATATGTTCCACTATCACCGCCGCTAAAAACTCCGCGAGTTGTGGAAGCACCGGCAGCAAGATAACCTCTTGCTAGTGTCAAATCTCCAAAGTCTGTTGCTGCACCAGTAGTTGCAATAGTGTAGTAATCCATTGTATTATTATTTATACCACCAGAGGCTTCACCGCCACCATACACTCCGCGAGTTGTTGAAGATAATCCAGCAAGACCGGCTCTTGCAACTGTTAAGTTGCCAAAGTTAGTTCCGTTGCCAGTTGTAGCAATGGTTATGTATTGGGCTTGTGTAGTTAACGTACTTGGATTATATCCACCGGCAAAAAGACCTCTAGTTGCTGAAGCAAGCCCACCCATTGAAAAAGCAGTAGCAATTAAATCACCAAAATCGGTAGCATTTCCTGCTGATGCAGTAGTTACATAATCAATTACATTTTGAGCAGTACCATTATCTCCACCGGCAAAAACTCCACGTGTAGCAGAACCAAGTCCAGCAAGGTAAGCGCGTGAAACAGTTAAATCACCAAAGGTTGTTGCATTTGCAATTGTTGTGATTGTGGTGCTTTCAATCTTGTCTGTGTATGTGGTGCGATACCCACCGGCAAATAATGCGCGGGTCAAATCAATTTCGGCAAACCCACCGCCATACCAATAATTGATTGTGCCAGCGTTAGTAGCACCAGTCAATCTTGTTCTAGGAACATAGGGTCTTGCCATTATGCAATCCTATTTACATAGCCTGTCAAGGTTACAACGTTAGCAGTTGCAGCAAATGCTTTAACCACTAATGAGTTCTGCAATAAAATTCCGGGTGATACAAGGACAAGTCCCGTGCCTTCAGCACCAATATTAATTTCAATGTTGCCATCAGGTGCAGTTGCCTCTCCCCATTCCAAAGTCAATTTGACTGTTGATGCAGATGAGTTGTGTGCATATAGCCATATCTCATCAAGAGAAGATGTACCGCTTACTGCGGTATGAATAGTTGTTCCTGCGGTAGCAGTAGCAGCGACCTTAATAGCCTTGCCATTTGTTGAACCGCTAAGGAGTTGTTTAGTAAAAGTAGCCATTATGTTTTCCTTATCCGAATATCTGAGAGGCTAGAATTGGTTGGTCATCGTCTGCTGGTGGTACTGTTAATGCTGCCCAAGAAGCGGCTGTACCATTGGTTGTTAGATATTTGCCTGAGTTGCCAGTCTGTGAAGGTAGAGCATCTACCACACCCCAAGATGAAGTAGTTCCATCTGTGGTTAGGTACTTGCCTGAGTTGCTTGTCTGGCTTGGTACTACAAAGGCAGTTGAATCTGTAGCAACCAAAGTTTTAGATGATGGAATTGTAGTTCCATTTATAGATGTAGCAGTTGCTACACCAAGTACAGGAGTTACCAAGGTAGGTGATGTGTTCATCACAAAGGTAGAGCCAGTGCCAGTCTGGGCTGCAACAGAGGTTGCTGCACCTACAGATGTAATAGGACCAGTTAAATTGCTAGGTGCAACAGTTACGCTATCTACATAAGTTTTACTTGCTGCATCAGTTCCAGCAGTAGCAAGTCCAAGACCAGTAATTTTGTTAGTACCCATAGCAATAGCACCAGACATAGTGCCACCAGCCAGAGGTAATTTAGTTGCAATAGAGTTAGTTACTGTTGTTGAGAAGGCAGTATCATTACCTAATGCATCTGCCAACTCTTTAAGGGTGTCAAGAGTACCGGGAGCACTGTTGATTAACTGAGTTAACTCTCCCTGCACATAAGCAGTTGTAGCAATCTGAGTAGTATTAGTATCTGCTGCAGCAGTAGGTGCTGTAGGCACACCAGTTAATGCAGGACTTGCTAATGGAGCATAGGTACTTGCTGCTGTAGTAGTTGCTAATTTAGAATCTATTTGAGTTTGAATAGCAGAGGTAACACCATCTACATAACCAATCTCAGTTGAAGACACTGTTGAAGATATACCAAGTTTAGTCCAGTCAATAGCAGCACCAGCATTAATATCTGCATCAACAATACTATTGGCTGCAATAGCAGCAGTAATACTAGCATTGCCAGTACCGTCAAATGAACCAGAGGTTCCTGTCACATCTCCTGTAAGGGCTATTGTGCGCCCTGTAGCAAGGGCTGTGGCTGTTGCTGCGTTACCTGTGGTAGAACCAGAAGAACCAGTTACGTTACCAGTCACGTTGCCTGTAAGGTTGCCAGTCACGTTACCTGTGATGTTACCAGTAAATGTACCAGCAATAGTACCTGCACCCGTGATAGTAGGGGCAGAAATTGTAGGGCTAGTTCCTAATACGTTTGCACCAGAACCAGTAGAGGTTGTTACTCCAGTACCACCATTGGCTACTGGTAGTGTGCCAGTTACGCCAGTTGTTAATGGTAGTCCAGTTGCATTGGTAAGAACACCAGATGCTGGAGTACCAAGGGCTGGTGTAGTTAAGGTAGGGCTAGTTAAAGTTTTGTTAGTTAAGGTTTGAGCAGTTGTTCTACCAACCACTTCTACTCCTACGGCTAATCCGTGTACGTTAGTTGAAGCCTCAATGTGGTCGTTAGCCTCTTGTAAGTCACGACCAATAACCATATGTCGAACTACTGCGCCAGCAGAGTGGGCTACGCCAGTTGAGCCATCTCTGGCTCTAACAATAGTAAGAGTGTTACCTGATGTATAAGTATTAACATCTACAATTTCTTCGTTGGCTGTATCAGGGTCAATGACAACAGTGTAGGTTTCAGTAGCCGCCGGTGTCTTACCACCCATAAGGTTAGAGCCAGACACAACAGTCATAGATACATCACTAGAAGTGATGCTGCTTGCTAGTGTGGTCTGTTGAGCGCGGGAGGAGTATTTTCTAGTTGTCATTTATTTGCCTATCATATGGAGTAGTGAATTCTAATAGGATATCTGTCTTGCTGACTTCTTACTTCTTCAGTTAGACGTTGATTGTATAGAGCGTATATCTGTTTAGTGATTGATTGTGATGAACCGTACGGACGCTTGCTATCTGTTTCATCTGCTTGCGGGCTAACCATAGAAGCACGTGCTGGGTCGAGATTAGACAGCAAACGATACGTAGCCCCTAGGATAATCAAATCTTTGCAAGATTCTGGCAGTCCAGTTTTAGTTGTAAAGACATCAGCAGTAGTAGTAAAAGGAGTTGGGTCTTTAGAATAAACAATTTGAATTGTACGACCTGATGGGATATTGTCATAAACAGAAACAGTTTGACCGCTAGTAAAAGCAGTAGTATTAGCGTTGCCATCAAAACGCCAAACTCTAATAGGAACCCATTCTTTGCTAGCACCAATAGATTGATAAGCCATAGATAGAATATTACGAATGTCTAAAGTAGCACCAGTAGTAGGTAATCTAAAGGCTGCAACAGCAGCGTTAGATGTAATAGTAGTTGTGCTTGCTGCAAAGATAGAAGAACCAATTGCAGAGATTGTATCGTTGATTGCTCGTTTAATTGCAAAACTAGGAAAGGTTGGAGCAATAGTTACTTTAGTATCAGCAGTGTGTGTTGCTGCAGTAGTACCTAGATAGCCACGACCATATGGTGCAATGGTAGCAGTACCACCAATGCGGTCGTATGAATCTACCCATAACAACTCTTCATCAATCTCTACTATACCTTTACCTACATTCTCAGTAGAACCAAGTGATATAATCAAAGGTGATGCACTTGTAGAGGTAGTAGTAGTAATAGCAGTCTTAAGATAGGTAGCACGGTCTTGTTGAAGTGTATAACCTGATAGGTTCATTGACACTTCATTAATCATGTCAGCAAAAGTTGTCATGAAGATATGCTCCTTAATGCATCTACTGCAGATTTACCAGTGGTTGAAGCAAGTTCATTACATACTGCATTGAGCCCTTTATATGCTGCAGGTGTACGCACTGCACTAACTTTGTAGTTAAGAGCAGCAATCAATCCTTTACCTGTAGTGCCAGCCCATTTGTTAGCAGCACCTTGCTCAGCCAAGAACGCGGTACGGGCAGGGTAAGTTCCGCCATTGGCTAATCTATTTAGTTCTGCATTAATTGGACTGCCTGCATTGCCAACTGCCATCTGTTACTTCTTTCTATGATGTTTTGGTAATATAAGACCTGATGCTTTTTCTACTGGCTTCTCTGCTGCACCAAAGAATGCCTTGTAATAATGTTCGTCAAAAGAAAACTTTTTCATATGTGGCACTGTTGCCCCTGTGTGGCACCATACTGGAATGTCAGCCTTATCACATAGGGCAAAGAAGTAAATGTCTTCTCCCATAAATGAATTGCCTACGCCTACTTCTGTAAAGAAGGGAGCGTTAGGAACTGCTTCCATAATTCTATCTACTACTGAGCGGTGCATCAGGACAAAGCCCATACCTGCAGCGCCTACTTTTATAAATTTATTTTCAGGTAGTGGATGTATACGTTTAATCCCTACCGTGTTCTCATCTGCAGCAAACTCATATACTGTAGGCATAGGAACCATTAAAGGTTCTTCTGGATTATCTGTGGTAAAGTACACGCCACTTACTATAGGACGTTCTTTAGCATCTTTGTTATCCCATAACAACTTAAATGTATCAGGACTGATAACTACATCTGAGTCTACCCATAGCAACCAATCGGCTGTGTTCTTCTCATACCAATAGGTTATTACCTTCTCGCGTTGGCGAGCAATTTGATTGCCCTGACTACGCAAAGTACTAGCAAAGGTTACTCCAGACTTGAGCATAACATCTGTGACACCTTGCATAAACTTACCATCTACTACACCATTATCGCACCAAGCGATTGCTACTGTTTCTTGCATTGTCCCCACCTTAGTTATCTACTTCTTGCAGTCTTCTTTGCAATTGCTTTAGGCTGTTTAACAAACTGTTTACCAGCCTTAGTTCCTTCACGCTTTGCTTTAGTTGTTGCTGCATACTCTGCAGCCGTTAAAGACTTGCGGGCTTTTTCTGGCAAGTATCTTTCACCAGTAGCCTTAGAACCTTGAGTGCTAGGTTTGCCTGATTTGGTTCCCCATTTTTCTTTGGTCCATTTAGATAAAGACTTTTGCTTTTCTGTCTTAGCACCAGAGTAACCTCCACCTGCTTTTTCATAAGCCTGTGTAAGTAACTGTGCTTTACGGGCAGACCATTGACCAGGTTTACCACCTTTAGAGCCAGCCATTATTCTGTTCTTGATACGCTCACGCGCTTCAGGTTTAGTGTATGCCATTACCATTTAACCTTATCTGCCCAGTAGGCTGCTGACATCTTACCCTTAGCAATGTTCTTCGCATGACGTGCTTTGAAAGACGCCTGACGTGCAGATGGTTTTCTATCTCCTGTTACACCTTGTTGACCAAAGCGAATCAATTTAACTTGAGTTCCTTCTTTGGCTACAACAACATGTGACTTTTTAGGATGACTTGGTGTACGTTTTGGCTTGTTGTAGCCTGCTACACCTGCACGTGTCAGACGGGAATCTTTCATTGGTAGCGAGAATACTTTGGTTCTGGTGTTTTTACCTTAGGCTTAGCAGCAGCCTTTGGCTTGTCAGGAAAAGTAACTGGCTTGCCTGTGCGAGGATTGTATATTGTTTTGGTTTTAGTAGTAGATGTTGCACGTTCTGCTGCACGAGGAGAAGGACGATTAGTAGCAGATGGTGCACGCTCGGCAACGCGAGGAGACATACGACCTGCTGGTAATGATAGTGCTTTTTTAGCAGCGGTCAAACGGCTTGCTCCGTACATACGCTTTACACCTTCTACGTATTGAGGGTTATTTGAAGATGCTGCTTTCTTAAGAGAAGCAGTCATTCCCATTTTCTTAATAGAATCGATAGTGCTTTGAGATACTTTAGCAGTACCTTTGTACTTCTTTGACATAGATGTTTCTACTTGACGTGGTGGTGTTGACATTTTAGATGCAGGCATTTTCTTTCCGCCTGCTGTTGTTCTTGCATCTTTCATTATGTACTACCTTCCTTAGTTAGTGTTTAGGGTCCTACGTTTTTTCCATAACCGTAACCTTTGGAAGGATTTCCTTTGGCACGTCTTTTTAATTCTTCTGCAAGAGCAGCGTTTGCTTTACTATAAAAACTTGCTGGTTCCTTAGCAGGTGGCTTCTTAGCAGTTGGTTTCTTGGCGGTAGCCATTACTTCTTCTTACCCATCTTTTTCATAGCCATTGGCTTCATAACAATTTTCTTACCAGTCTTCTTGGCGGCTTTCTTTGCTGCTGCCATACCTTTTGGACCGTATGAGTATTCTTTCATCCCTACTTTTGGCATTGTTATACTCCTCCGCCTGGTTTTGGGGTTCCATCTCGATATGTTCTTGGTGTAACCAAGTATGTTGCTGTTTTCTTTATCTCATTTAAAATTGAATTTTTTTTCTTTTTTTGCTCTTGTTCTTTATAATTAGGCGCAACATTCTTACCTGCTGGACCTGAGATACCACCTTGGGTTCTTGATAGGCTTGAATTAGCCATTGTTATACTCCTAGTTCTTTCATAAATGTTGCAGTTTTTTTGTTTATCTTATTTGCTTTAATCATTGTATTACCATCATATGCTTTGCCTAACGTTTCCGATGCTTTTAAAGAAGCCTCTACTGCTTTCTTAGAAGTACCACCGGGTTGTATACCTTGTGCTCTTGCATCACGGTAGGACTGCAATTCGCCATCCCACTTCTTGCTTGCCATGCTCTTCATGCTATTAGCATCTCCAGTACTTGTCTGAAGAGTTCCTATCTTGCAACCAAAACATCCTTCAACATACTCAGGATGGTCCCGCTCTTGGTGTAATCCCATATCTACTCCACTGTAAAGTTGCTAGCATCTATTCCAATAGACGCTGCTATCATGTCGGTTCTAATAGTTTCACTAATTCCAGTATGTATACAGCCACCTATATAGTATGCAGTATAAGTTACTAGGTCATCCTCTGATGGGTACTGAGTTAATGAATAAGTACCAGCATCATTGATAACTGTGTATCCTTTAGTGCGTTGTTTAAAGTGTGTAAACAAACGATGTCCACCAATAGGGCCTTGCTCTAGTGTTGGCGTAATGAAAGTATATGTAGACATTTGTCCTCCTAATGGACTTACTCTGTAGTAGGGATATTACTACCCCTACCACAGCGTCAATCAACTAAGCGATTGATGAACCAGACTCAATGCGGTATAGAGCCTCTTCGCGGTAACGCTTGAAGCCTAGTACGCCGTACCAGCCCATTGGGCGGAAGCGCATCAAGTGGTCAATAACAGGTCCGATAACAGTGTGTGGTTCTTCGGCAACTGCCTCAGCCAACGCCTGTTGTCCTGCTAGAATTGTACGATAAACCTTGGCGCTTGAAGAACCGTCGGTTGCTGAGTACATACGAGGTGATTCTACGAAGTAAGCGCCTTCGTATGAACCAATTTCGCCTGCCCAGATGTTCTCGTTTGAGTTGTACTCATGAGGCAAACGCCATCCGCCCGCACCAGTCTCTGCACGAAGATCGTGTGAAACTTCTGGGTGGATACCGCACCAGTACATTGAACCCTTACGGGCTACTGACTTGCCTGCACGTAACTTAGCAACTGCCTTGCGGAGGTTGGCTGAAGATAGTGTGGCTGCAGCAGTGATGGTTGCAGTTGAGGTTGCGGTTGAACCTGAGTAGATTACGTTTGTTCCGCCACGAAGTTCAGTCTGTGCGACTGTATCAATCGAACCGGCAAGGTTGAACGCAATGATGTTAGCGATTGCAGGATCTACATCAGCAAGGCTGAAGAGTTCCAACGCACGAGTAACAAGAACAGAGTTACCATACTCGGCAAGAGTAATGGTTACTGATGTTGGGGTTGAGATTGCTACAGAGTCACGCTCTGTTGCCTCAGTTAGAGCAGTGGTCTGCTCTGATAGATCTTGATGAATTTGTAGAACTACAGTTGAGCCAGGAATTGCTTGCTTGGCAGGGCGCTTGTCAGCGACACTACGAATAAGCGGTTCCGAACGCAATGCGAATTCTAGAAGACGGTCATAAGCCTTTTGGACTAGACCGGCTGCACCAGCGGTACCGCCAAGTGTAGCGGACCCTGTGGATGTATATGCATTAGCCATTGTTCGTCACCTCCAAGGTGATTGGTATTACTATGGATTAGTTTTGTTGTGAGTAGATAAGTGCAGTGAGTTCTTCCGCGCTTGCCGCGTTAGCAATCCTCATACTTAAATCATCTGCTCGGTCAGGGGTTGATCCCAGTTGAGTCACAACATCTTGCTGCCGTAAGGCTGCTAGATTAAGTTGTGTTTCTTCTGGAACTTCCTTAGACTGCGCTAACCCAAAGAGATCGCCATTATCTTCAAGCCAGTTATTAACTGACTCTTCATTAATGTCGTCTAAGTCTTTGAGAATTAAGCGCTGTGCCTTAGGATTTACACCCTTCTTTTCTAGGACGTCTTTGACTGTACGCTCACGCTGCGACTTGGATAGTCCCTCAAGTTGCTCAGTGAGTTCCTTAATACGTTTTTCGTCAGACCGCTTTGCTTTCCGTAACTTTTTTAATAAGTCACTTCCATCAATCGGCATGTCGACTTCGTTATCGAGGTCGTCTTCATCATCTTCCCAGTAGTTGTTGCTCATAGCAACCCACCCTTTCTATTCGTTAGTCGCAAGCCTCAGGTTCCAATCGGGGAATCGGTCTGGCTCTTGCTCTCGGTCTTGTACACTGCATAGGGCCGATAGGTCTATGTCAGGAATCTATTAGAACGTGGTATTTCTAGAGAATGCTCCACGACTTGCGCCAACTTGGCTAGAGAAACGGTTTATTTCTTTCTCTGCGAGTTGTGCTTCTTTACGTTGTGCAGATGCTAATCCTTCTAATTGAGATTGCTCTGCTGTTGTTTGAGTAAATTCTTCTTCTTTGCCTATGCGGGCAAGTTTTTGTGCATCGGTTAAGTAGCCAGCAATCTTGCCGTAGCCTTTTTCTGCCTCTGCTTGATCTACTCCCATGCCTCTAAGTTCTTCTGCTCTTGCTGCACTTGTTGCTAAGTTCTGACGTAGTGCGGCTCCGCCAATCTGAGCAGCGGCAACCTTACGCTTTAATGCTGGAAGTTGTTCTGTCTCATTTAACATAGCAGCAACAATATCACCTTTTGATAGTTCAGGAAAGAATGATTGGAATGCTTGAGAAACTTTAGCATTACTTTGTAACTTATCATATCCTAATTGTATTCTTTCTGTTGCTTCAACTGCAGAAATACTGTTACCAATTAGTTTAGCATATGATTCTTTATTAATCATTGTTGCTGGAAGATTATATGCTTTAAGTGTTTTTTCGTAATCTTCTTCAGCCTTAAGATAATCATCATCAGCAAGTGGCGCCTTGCCCGCTTTTATAAGAGCAGCATTACCAGCAAAGCGTTTGGCATATCCCTTAGGATTACCTTGAGCGTCAACGTTGTATTTCTTATCTGTCTTTAAAAGATCTTGTAATACCGTAGTATCTGTTACTGTTGGATAATCAACTGATACCTGTAAATAAAGATCTGCAAAGTCTTCCATACCACGATTTTTAAATTTTTGTACTAGTAATTTGTACTCTGGATCATCTTGAATTTTTTGAAGGACTGCTGCACCAGCAGCAAAGTTAGCACCACCTGCTGCTATAACAGTATTTGCGGCTCCAGTTCCTT